CGACGCTTCCGGTTGCGGCCTTCTGTTCGGACGTGGTGGTTGAAGCGGAAATGGCGGCGAACGTGATGAGGTCTGCCCACGTTGAGTTGTCTGCCGACGCTTGAACCTTGATCGTGGTTGCCCCGCCCGAAATCGAGTTGGCGGTGACGTGAAGATTGGCAACGGCTCCGGAGGACGTGGCCGCCCCGTTATCAACCGAGGACAGGTTGCCGAGGCTCCCGAAGGCGATTGAGGTTCCGGCGGTGAGCATAACGCCGGTGTCGATTCCAAGAATCACGTTGCCATCGTTAAAGGCGCAAGCGATGAAATCAGCGGTCACGCTCACAACATCGGCCACGGGGGAGGACATCGAGTAGTTGGTTTCGTCGGCCCGGGCAACGACAGCCCGATTCCCGATGGTTCCGGCTTCTAAAGCAACCGTAACGATTGGGGTGGTTGCTGAACCGAGAATGGTTGAGAGTTGATCGTCGCTCCCACCGGAGTCTTGCGAATACAGGCCGGAAAGCGAAAGGGTGCCATCTCGAAGGCCGACAAGGTAGGACTTGGCCGATGAGCCGAAGGCGGTCGTTTCGGCGGTTTCAACCGATGAAGCGACGTCGGCGGAGTTGAAGTACCCGGAAAGGTCGTATGCGTTAAGTAGGACCTTTGTGCCCTTGCCGTGAACGAACGTGGGCATTATTCATCCTCTCCGGTGATCGTTTCGGGCTCCGGGTCGGCCTTGGTGCCCTTCTTGCTCTTGGCCTCGACGGGTTCCAAGTAGCCCATGTCCACGAGCCATTCGGCCTTAGTCCCGGGCAGTTCAACGGTTTCACCGGCTTCAAAGCGACGACCAGCAACCTCGATGCCCGAGATTCCATCCTGTCCGCCTGTCACCTTGTAAAGCACCGAACTCTCCCGTCTTAATGGTAGGTCAGAAAAGTTCGGTCACTTCTCGGACACCTACGGCGACCAGCGCACTAGGTCCAAGGATACCCTTCAGGAGCCGGGTCACGTTGTAGGCCGAATGATGAACCGGGTAACGGAGTTCCGGGCTCCGGTCCACGGCGGCAAATACCATTTGGCAAGGCCGGTCAGCGGAACCGCCGTTTGTAACGGGATGGTGTTGCTCGACGTCTCTCCGGGGGCCCCTCGAATCATCGGGGCATCTCAACCCATTTGTTGCCGTAGATGCGCTAAGATCGGCGTTTAGAGCCCAATCCGGGCAACCTAGAAGGAGACGTGATGGCGGAAATCGTTGAACGTTTAAGGTCCCGGCACCTATTCGCCATTGGCAACGGCGTCCCGGAACTTTGTGAGGAAGCGGCCCGAGAGATCGAGGACCTTCGAAAGAAACTGGTTCTGTTTCAGCAGGCTTCGGAATACCTGTCGGGGAATCCCCGCCCCTACGCTTCGGTTGCGGATTGGGATAACGACACCTGATTCACCACGGTCCCTGTTGGGAACGGTTATCGCATTTACAACGGGGGCACCGGATTTGCCAAGGGGCGGTGACCATCTCGGCTAACAGTTTGCCGCAATCCGGGTTGGCGCACCGGACCATGAGCCGGGTCAGGCGTTCGGCCTCAGCGGTTCCCCGAAGTTCGGCATAAGGGTCAAGATTCATAACACTTTCTGAATCTTGAAGTTCTGTGCGAACATGATTCGGTCTTGGGAATCACGCTCCATCGGGAACGGCGATTGAATAGCCGTGATCTTGTAATAGAGCGTCGAGGTCAGCGTCTCGTTTAGCACCGCTTCAAGGGCGTACCAAACGCTTGTTGCTAACGATTGTGCCGTGACGTAGCCGGAGGCTCGGGTTACAACCTGAATCCGTGGTTGCTCGATCACGGGCATCGAGTCGCCGCCCATCGTCCCAACGGCCTGTTCACCACCGTATTGGTAAACGGCAACGCAAGTGTCCGGGGAGTCAGGGAGCCGACCGTAGAACAGATTAGTTCCAAGGGTGAGCGTTGCGATTTCGGAGTCGATTCGAGCACCAACATCTTCGAGCAGGCCCATCTTTATTTGCCCCTTCCAAGGAGCCGGAAATGAACCCGAATACGTTGCGCCATCTTTTCCGGATAGTTAGCGGTTTCCTCCATAAACGGGCGTTCAAGATACTTTGGTCCACGTCCGGTCGAGGGGTCGCTTCCCGGCCCGGTTCCGGACCGTTTGCCGACGACGCTCTTGCCCGGCGGCTTCGGGGGATGCCAAAAGTCGAGCCGTTCATGTTGAACGAGGGCGTAGGGGGTGGCGGTGTCTCCGTAACTAACCTCGCCCTCGATCACCTCGCCTTTTCTCCGAATACCGATGTTCTGCGATGAGCGGAGTGCTCCGGTGTCCTCCGGAACCAGTTGGTCGGCTTCTAGCCCGACATCTGTTGCGGCGGCGGTAATGGCCTGATTAACGGCTTGGCGCATTTGCTCGGGGGCAGAAGAGAATGCCGCAACGATGTCCTCAATTCCCGAAAGGGACACCGACTTTGAACCGGCCATTAGGCGGCCCCTACCGTTAGAACGACCCCCTGTTGCCCAAACTCATCCCGGGCGTAGTCGATGGCGATGATCGGACGAATGTTCCCGTCGGAGAATGTGATTTGGTCGTCGAGGTTCACCGTTAAGGTCGTGGAAGCGATGTAAGCCGTGTATTGAACCGTATTAAAACGCTGTTCAAGGTTTGCGGCTAGGTCCTTTCGGCGGGTCACGTAAGCGGGGAAGGACGTGCCTGCTCCGGCGTAAGCGGCTTCGCCGTAGTTGTTCTGACTCGATTTCGCCTTGACGGTGACCGTCTCGTTCACCATGCCACGGAACTCGGTTGCGAACTGATCGAGAACCGTAGTCACGAGTTTGCCCCCGGGCCGAACCAATGAACGCCTTGGTTAGTGTTTAACCCGCCGCCATCTCGGACGTCTGCGAACTGGCCCGTCCGGAAATACGGTTGAACCATGTCGTTGTCCCCTATGTCAATCTCTTTGTCGGAGTAGGAAAGTCCTCCGGCATAAGGGATTGGGGCGGAATCTCGAAGGGCCTGCGCCTTTAAATCGAGCGACAGTTGCCGGTATTGCTCCGCCTTCTGTGAGTATGAAACCGAGAAATCACCAATCGACTTGTCGGCAAGGCGAGTGAACTTTGCGGCGATGCTCGTTGCGGCATCGTGGGCCGTCGAATACAACTGATCGGTGGACGTCGATGACCCCGTGACTTGAAGGTTTAGCCATGCGATTTCCTCATTGGAAAGAAGTTGGTCGTTAGTGTCGGTGTCTCCGATTAGAAACCGAATCGCATCGTTTGCCGAACTTGCCGGATTGCCGCTGTAACTCCATGTCATCGTTTGCCCCTTTCAAGGACTTCCCCGGTGCGGATGGTTGTGGCACCCGCACCGGCCAAGTGCCGTGTTCGATTAGGGCGAAACCTTCGATCAGGCGACGCAGTTAGAAAAGAAGTAACCGAGTGGAGTGGCGACGGCCTTGAAGTTCCAAGCCGCCTCGATTTCGAGACGGTCGGCCCGCAAGTGGTCCATCCGGAAGCGGGACACCGCCGAAGCGGTCCCAAGTCCACCGGAGACGCCGCTCCAAACGAAGTTGTAACCCGCCGAAACGGTCATTAGACCCGCCGAAGGAGCGACGTAGCAAAGCAGGGCGTCCTTGTCGCCCAGTTGAGCGAAGGTTGCCGATGCGCCTTCCGCCGCCGAGTTGAACACGCCCTTCATCACGAGCACCCGGGGAACATCGACAACCTTGCCGATGAGTTCAGGAGTGATCGAGTCCGCCGAAGTGTACTTGTAGCGGTCCACGATGGTTTCGTGGTTGCGAAGCGTCTTGTAAACGTTGTAGGACAGCACCAAGGTGTTTGGGATGTACCCGGTGTCGGTGAGAACGGTGTTAATGCCGGTCTGAATGTCGTCGATGGGCGTTGAGTTGGCCGCACTCCACAAGGTCGCCGGAGTCGAGTCCGTTCCCCAAATGCCCGTGTTAAAGAAGTTAGAAGCCCAATCACGCTCTTGACGAATCATCATTTGATGAGTCAGAAACTTGGTGGCGTCCATGTCGGGGTCCAATGGGGCGTCCGAGTTGGCACGAACGAGATCACCGATGTCTTTGTGAAGGGCCCACACTTGCGCCGAATAGGTGCCGGTCGAAAGGGCGTAACCCGAACCCGCCGACTCCACACCGTCGGCCCGAACCCTGACTTGGTCCCTGTAGAAATCGTCTTGGCTATAAGTGAAGTAAAGGTCGCTCTGCTTCGCCACGGGGACGGTTGGGAACACCTTTGAGGCAACGAAGTTGTCGGCCTCGTTCATGTAGGCGACCGACAGATTCGTCAGAACGGCGTCGATGTGAACCTGATTGTTGGTGGGTTGCGGCATGGCTTATTTCCTCTCTTGGTCAGGCCGAACGAGCGTTGCTCGGGTTAAAGAACATGGTGGCGGTTTCACCGGCAGAAGCGGCTTCCAACGCCTGTCCGACGACGAAAACCGTGGTATCGGTTCCGGCGGCGATGGCATCGGCTTGGGCGTCGCTCGACGTTCCAATCAGGTTCCCGGCGGCGAGGGTGCCGTCGGCAACCACCTTGGTCACACCGAACACGCACACCTCGGCGGCCTGTCCGCTCGTGGGGGCGTTCTGAAGGACGCCAATCGTCTTGTCGGTAATGGCGGCGGTCACGGTCACCGTGTTGTTGCCGGACATCTTCACGAAATGGTACTGCTTTGCCGAGAGGTCAGCGGAAGCGGTAAACGTTCCAATCTTGATTTGCGGGGCCTCGTAAGCCATTGTCAGATTCCCTTCTCTTGGAGGTAACGGGTGTAAAGATCCATGTTAGAAGTGGCGACCGTGGTGACGGCCTTTGCGAACGAATCAGCCTTGCCGGTGGCAATCAAGTCGTTGGCGAGGGCCTCGATTTGGGCCCAAGCGTCGCCGGAACCCTGCGGCTCGGACACGGTGCCTGCTTCCTTTAAGATGTCAGTCTCGGCAAGGGCGGTGGAGGCGGCGGCAAAGATGGCCTCCACTTGGGCGGCGATCTCCGGCGAAGCCTTGCGGAGAGTAACCAGCGAAGGCGCAAACTCCTTCGGATTAAATCCCGGCAGGTTGGCCCAAGCGTAAGCGGCCTCAACAGCCTTCTCGATTTCACGCTCCGCCTCGATGGCTTCCTTCTGCTTGCGGAGGTCGGCTAGTTCTTTTCGAAGGTCGGTCATCTCCTTGCGAATGTCGGTATCCGAGGCGTCCTTCTCAACTTGCTCGTTCACCGTCTCGGGAATCTCAAGTTCCACGTTCTCTCCTTGGGCCTGTTGATCGGCGGCACTCTTGATTACCAACCAACCTTCGTAGAGGTGGGCAGGGTGGTCCACCCCCGAAGCCTCGTTCACGACGAGTTCAGCGAGTTTGGTCCTTTGTGCCATTGGGGTCAATGCTAACGCTTCCGGAACCGTTTGTCGTTGTAGGTCGCTTTCCGGGTAACAAGATTTCGTCGAGGCGCACGATCAACTCCCACAACTCGGCTTCCTCGGCGGGGCCTCTTGGCGTCACTTTCCGGAGAAAGTCCAGCATGGAACGCATTTCTGCCTTTGTAAGTTGTTTACTCATGACGGCCTCCGGAGTCAGGTTCACCACTTCCAAGACCATCGGTTTCGGAATGTGGAGTACCGAATCTACATGGCCGTCGATTGTCAGGCTTTGCGCTAATGAAATGTGTTTGCGTTTCTGCCCCCTGCCCGGAAAAAGAAGCAGACCGACCGACTGAACTATGTAGGGCTCGTGGTCTCTTTCAAGATCGTCGAGGTCTGTCCACCCGTCGGCGTCGGAATGGGCATCTTTCCAAATGACCTTTACCGGCTTCATGTTTCGTCACTCTCATCCTCATCAAGCGGGTCGGTATCAGCAACCGGGTAATCGTGAACGAGGCCCAACATTGTGAACGCCATTTCCCCGGCTAACTCCGGCTCCATTAAAAAGTGCTTTTGTTCGAACTCGTCTCCGGAAAGGAAGGCCACCGAGATCAGCAACGCCCGCCCGGAACCTTCGTCCGTGATGGTGTGAATCGTGTTGATCGCATAGTGAGTAATGGGACTTACCCACGAAAGATCGAACCATCCTTCATCCATTTAGGAAACGATAATCCTTGCCCCGCCAACGGGCTTCGCCCTCCCTGATCGGCACAAGTTCAAGGTGGAATGGGTTGTCACCTTCTAAGTATTCGACAATGGCGATTCCCTGTTGCCAATCTTCGTAACGGCGGACCGGCCTGCCATCGAGATCGGTTCCGCCTTTAACGGATGGGACTTCGCCCGAAATCTTTGCGAGACAACCCGGGGAGGCGGCGAGAATCGTCCGGGGCCCATCCCAATCTTGGCGAGTGATTTCCGCCCATTCCCGGCGGTGAATGTGCCCGTAGAGGACTGACACCTTCTCACGTCCAAGGTATTTAGAAGCGGTGACACCGCTGGAGTTCACTTTGTCGCCGTGAATGACTTTCAGTTTGTCGTTTATCCAATACATCGAAGCCGGGTATCCGGGGAGGTATTGAATGCCGTACTCATCGAAGCGGCAAAGGAAAGGGACGGACAGCACCGGGAATGATTCGGGAATCATTCCCCGCCGAAGTCCAAAGGCGGCGGCGGCATTTGCGGCGATCATCCGGGGGAGTCGTTCCTCGTGGTTACCCGCAATCCAAACGATCTTTGCTTCGGGAGCGGCGGCCCGCATTTGGGCGCAAAGAAGTGTGGCCCTGTCGATTGAAGCCTGCGTTGTCCGTTGAAACGGGGCCGTAGTCAAATACTTGGTGGAGAACTCGGGGAAGTCAAGGTTGTCGCCCACGAGCACGATGACGTCGGGGGAAGCGTCTTTGACGAGAGCGAGGGCAACTTCAATCGCCTGTTCGTCGTGAGTGCTTTCAAGGGTGTCGTCGGCTTCACGAAAGTATCCGATTTGGCAATCGGGGAGGACCACCGCCGTTTTCCAATCGGTGTCCCTTCGAGGCTTAATCTTTGCGGGCGGCAATTTGACGGTTGGGCCCGCTC